GAATAATATCAGTTATGATAAAGTTTTTGATGATTGTGTTGAGGGAAACTCAGCACCTATTCAACCTGATGAAATCAGGATGAAAGTTAAAAAACCTATAACAAAAGTAAAAGACGTTGTTGTAAAGCCAACTACTATAGTTAAATCTAAAGTAGAAGGTGAGGCCAAAGTGGTAGTTAAATCTAACACTGAAGTCAAACAACACAAGTTTAGCGTTGTGAACACAGTGAAATGTGTCGACAACACCAAAGTTGTGAAAACATCTGTAAGACCTTTGTATTGTTACCCAGAAGACCAATGCGTTTTAACGTATAGAGCCAATGGATCTAAACCAGCAAACTTTGATAACTTAGATTACTTTACTAATTTAGGTTTCGACGCAAAGCAGAATTCCGGATCATGGAATCCACACCACGACTTAGCTGAACTAAGGAGGATATTTGAATTTAGAAATGTTAATTCTTATTTAGAATTTTCAAATCTTGAGAGTAAATATCTGAGAGAGTTCGTTGATGTTGGTGGTTCGCCGAGACTAGCAACCTCAGGACTGAGAGGAACAGTTTTGTGGCCATCTTGTGGCTATCAAGACTTTTTCAGACAAGCAAATAGAAATGCTATTAAGCATGACTTGAGCTTGTTGGATCAGGAGAGAGGGGAAATTAGATGTAAAATAAGCGATCTGAAATTTGAGGATTTCTTTAATACTAGTGACTGCCACGTGAATGGAGATTTTAAATTTCCTATCTTTACAGACTCTATGTATTATATGAAACCTCATATGTTTCATAGCTTCCTAAACGTTCCGAGAGGAATAGTGGGAGCTGGAAGTATGCATGTGTTTAAGAAATCCGGTGCTATAGAAATAAACTCTAAGGTTTATGGGGCCGTCAAAATTTCCAATTTGTTGTTAGAACCAGCAAAACAATTGGTAGAAATGAGTGTAGTCGGAAACGAAAACACTTATTCTCATGCCAATACATATTCTGCATTAGCCAAGAGGGACACTATGATATTACTTCAAGAAAGAACGCAAGTTCTAGTATTGAAGGTAATTGATAGAGTCAACTTGGGTTGTACAGATTATGTTCGTTTTGTTATAGTTCATGACAACATTAATGGAGGTTGGGACCATTCAATAATTAAGACTTCAGATGTAGTAACAGCCAAGGTAGCTTTTCAACCAAAGAAGAAAGTGCAGAAAGTACTCGTGGGAAATAACAGCGACGTGGTAGACACGGCAATGGAATTACCAACGGGAACTCTGTACAGAGATATTGATAAAGGTAAATCAATAATTGTATCCTGTAATAAGGGTAAAGTTAGGGGGCAAGTTATAAGTAAGAAAATCAAGGACTTAGATGACCTTGATACTTACACTCAGTATGTAGTGAAACCTACTGTTTTTGACTTCGAGGTAAAACAAGATGTCATAACTAAAACAGTATTTTCATTAGTTACTGAGAAGAAGAAAATAACTCGAGATAGTCTCATCCAAATAGCGCAATCTGTGTCTAGGAGAGTGGACTCACTCGATGTTACTGACTTCTTGATACCCATACTAACTAAAGCCATATCACAGTCCATACAATTTGAAGCCCAGATATTATCTTTGGTAGAAAGCGATGCCGTAACAATGCTAGACAATTTCCGAGAAGGCAACTACACTACAAAATCCAACGACCTTGGATTGGTCGAGAGATTTGTATTGTGGGTGTTTGGTAGGAAAGTCGTTGAACTTGAAACTGTAGGAACTAATAACTCTTCATCCCCTAGTAATTAGGGAGGTAGACTAGACCAGTGTCGTACACTGGTCTTTGGCACTGGTAACAGTGTCGTATCACAGAAAGATGTGATACAAATGGGTATATGCTATCATCCGGACATGCAAAAAGAACTAGACAAATACGCAGTTAGTAAACTGCATACTTGGGTAGGGATTGATGCAAACACGCGATTGTTAGATATACCGTGCACCTGCAGAGGGGAAAATCAACCCGCTGCTAAGAAAATAATACCAACAGGTAGTAATACCAAACCCATAGTTGTGTATAACAATTGTGCAAGAACATTACACGCGGCTACTATGAGACAAATTCGACAAGTACCAGGGTATGAGAAAAACAAGATGCTTAGATTTCAAAAATTCTGTAAGAGGATTTTTGATAATGAGATATTGCCCATACTCGAAAATTTCGACTATAATTTGAATGAGTGGTATAACCACCTCTCAGCAAAGAAACAGTTGGAAGTAGATATATACTTTGAATTTGGAGTAGTAATAGACACGGAAATTGTATATTGCATGTTTTGCAAAAGAGAAAAACAAATCGTGGACGGAACAATCCCGAAAAATAGAGCTATTTCAGCACCAGGAGCAAACCTTAAGTTTGTTCTTGGTCCTGTGGTCTGGGCACTAGAAGAGCACTTCAAGAAATTGAAGGGCTATTGTGGTGGCAAGAACTGGGGTGAGCTGGAAAAACTGTATGCGTCTAGATACGCAGATGGTTTTCATAGCACTATTCAAGGTGATGGTTCCGCTTTCGATTCCACTCAGAATCACGAGATGAAGTACATTGACAGGCTGATTTATAATTGGCTATCTGACAATGGAAAAATCCATCACGTGAGTCCTGATATATTCAAAGATATGGCTACGAAACGTTTTAGGACGTTAGTGGCTAAATATTTTTTGGATGGGAAGGTTTATACTCTAGGCAAAGCTAAAATTGATGCAACTGTGACGTCTGGTAATCCTGACACCACATTCGGTAATACATTAAGAATGTCTTTGATTTGTAGGTTTATGATGGAGGAAGCAGGCTATGATGATAGCCAGTTTGATCTAGATTGTAAAGGTGATGACTTTGCAATCTTTACGACACACATAAACGACAGAATCAAGGGTGTTTTTGATGAATACTGGGTGAATTCTAGTTTGACAACATCTAATGATGTCGAACATGGATTGGGTATAGTATTAAAATTCTTAGTAGTAGGCGGATATGAGGATTTGGATTTTTGCTCTACAAACGTTATACATACAAGAGACAATAAGTTTAAGATTGTGCGTCAGCTCAATCGAATGAACCCATTGTCACATTGGAGTACTGGCGCTTTAGGCTATTCAGATCCTGAGCTCAAACAATATTTGCTTGATCAAGCTCAGTCCCTCGATTGTTGGGCAAGTGGTATGCCATTCTATTCTGACTATGCAAATACGTTCAGGAAAATGGCAGAGCGCTTGCAAGGCAAACCTAAAATGGTGAACACGGGAGGTAAACCTCGAAAGATTAAACCAACTAATAGTAAAGATGGTAGGTTAATAGGCAAAGGTCCCAAACTGTATGAACAATACGGTAGGGATTTTGCTTATGGACATGAGATGAGACAGTCTGACTTTAGACCTGATAACAGTGATGTTTATAGGTTTTTAGGTCAGCGTTATAATCTTACACCTAATGAAATTAGTGTTCAAGCTGAGAGAGTTTTGAAAACCCATATATATGACCTAACTACGAGATAGGGTCTAGTCTACTTGCATCCTCAACGAGGAATAACGTAATGTTAAACATTGAGCTATGGAACAACAAACTGAAAGTCTATTGATGAATAAGTGTTGTTTTACAGATGCCGATTAAGGTGTTGCATTACAGTGAAACTTAGTTGATGATACGCTTCTCCCGTGCTTAGCACGAACAACTTTAATCTAAGGTTGTGTGTGGTAGAGAAATATTATTCCAGATCTACATGGTTTGGTTAATGTTAGTGATAGGGTCTAG